ATTCTGATATATTTAACATTGTTACTAAATCATTTATTGACAAACCATCATCATTTATTAAATTAATATTTGTTAATTCAAGTAATTTATTAATAACAGCTAATATATTTTTATTTAAATTAATATCATTTTTTATAATATATTTAATTACCAAATGTAAAGGCGTGTTATTATATTTATCAACTGTATTAAAAATATTTTTTTTTTGCTGATATTCTAACATTAAATTTATTATTTTTAATGTATTTTTATTTTTTAATGTAAAACATATTCTATGTAATGGAATTTGTCCCCATTTATCTTTTATAAATAAATTTGCTCCATTTGTTAATAAGATATTACAAGCTTCATAATTTGACAAAAATACAGCAATATGTAATGGGGTATCGCCATCATTGTCTTGTTCATTTATATTTTTATTATTATGATTTAAATATTTTTTTAATTCATTTAATTGATTATTAGCGACTAATTTAAAAATATTTATTTTATTATTTTGAATTAAATTTGAATCTTGTGAAATGCTATTATAATTATTATTAGATTCACTGTTAGACATAATTATTGATGTAAGTGTTTTAATTATTAAATTTAAATTACTTTCATCACTATTATTTTCTAACATTAAATCATTGTTTGTATATTTAAATTTATAAGGATTAATATAATAATTATCACTTGATATATCTATGAAATTATTTGAATTCATCTAATATTGGTTTATAATAAAATACAATGTATGGGTGAATATTTCAGTTACATAAAAATATTTATAAATATTAAATAAATACTTTAAAATATAATTATTATAATATTAAATATAATTACATTAATAATGATTTTATTATTTTATAAAATAATTAAATATTGGTTAATACTTGAATTGATAAACTGGCTTACCTATTTATTTATGTATATCAAAATAATTGGTCCAAAATTTTTAAAATATAAAGAAAATGATACAATTAAAATTATCGAAAGAATTGATAAATTAAATAAAAGCGAAATTGAACATATAATTAGTGGTTGTGTTATTTATGATAAAATATTACATTCAGATATTGATTACAATACTTTTGAAATAAAAAAAATGAGTAAAATAGAAATAATTAATTTAATTGGATATTCATTATTTGGATTAGAGATTGATGATATTTATACTAGTTCTAAATTAACGATTATTATTAATTTAGCAAAAAAAATAGAAAAAAAACTGGGATATGAATTTACTTTAGAAAATTTAGATAGGTATATGTATAGAAAATGGGGAAGTAATTTTATTAAATTTGGATTTAGACCACTTATATTACAATTACCTTTAAAAATTTTCGTTAATGTAATTCATATATTATTTACTTGGTATCTTGGCTTTAAATGGGAACAATATAATAAAATTGGATTTTTATCGAAACAAAATGATTCAAATAAAAAAAACTTAGTTTTTATTCATGGACTTGGATTTGGTTATGTACCATATTTTCGTCTTTTAATCGAATTAGACAAAAAATATAATTTGATAATAATTGTGCTTCCAAATATATCAAGTTATAGTCAATACGATAAATTTAATTTTGGTAATTTTGATTTTGATTATTTTCCTCAAATATCTCAATTGTCAGATACTTTTTATTCTTTCTTAAAAACCAAAAAAATTGACGATACTATTATTTTAGCTCACAGCTTTGGAACATATATTACACAAATTTTATGTAAAGACACAAGAAGTTCGGTTTTTAATAAAATAATACTTGTTGATCCAATTATTTTTTGGATTGGATGTTTTAAAATGTCATTACATATCGAAAATCCATTTATAAAAAAGTATCCTCTTTATTTGTATATTATCGATAATATTTTAGCATTTATGATATATCAATGTTTATATTTAAAATATGTTTGTTTTAGAGTTATGTTTGGACCAGATTTTTGGATATATGATGTAAATGAGTTGGCAAACCAAAATATTACAATTATATTAGAAAAAGCAGATTATATAATTCCTGCTGAATTATTATATAATAAAATTAATGGAATAGTAAAATGTCATTATTTTAATTCAGATGATGTATTTCACGGTTCGGTTCTAATGGAAAAAAAGTATACTGATAAATTATTACAAATTATTGAAGAATAACCATCAAAATAATATATCAAAAAAAATTGAAAAACACATTTATTGGTCGATATGTCATATTAGAATATATATATATCCTATTGTTTAGCTATCTATACAATTAAGAATGTTTACTAACAACAACAACAAAAGGGATAACAACAACAACAACCACAACAACCACAACAACCACAACAATCACAACCGAAGTAATAATAGTATGAGTAGACCGGGTTCCCAAGGTGCTGTACATACTACTAAACAAGACAAATCACAAGAACAATCAATTATCAATGAAATTGATGAATGGTTAAGTGGTATTGATTCTACTAATTTTGAGGAAAAAATTAGTATCTTTGAGTCAAATAAATCCAGATGGATTGAACAAATCAAATATATCTTGAAAGACCTAACAAGAAATCACAAAAATAGGGTTCTCGAATATATTTTGCGAAATGAACAAACACATATAGTAAACTCAAATAGACAACAAAATAAAATATATACTTTGCTAAATGAAAATGTTTGGGTTAGTAAATCAAATGCTGATTTTGATGATTATGACCTTGTCTTAGAAACATTTGATATTTTAATATCAAATGGATTTAATTTCATTGAATTTTCTGTTCTAAGCAATGAATCTTCAAACAAATCAGAAATTATGTCAATGCTTTCTAATCCATACAATTTTTATTATGGTGTAATGCATAAGGATGCTAGATTTCCAAGCGAATTACAGGATAACTTGTTTAAGTTCATTTCTATTAGAATGAATTTGAAAAATCCTAATTTATTCCTTAGTGCATTACAAAGAAATCCAAATATTCAAAGTACAATTATTTCGATGATTGATGCTTATTATACGGAAGAAAGAGTAATTGAAAGAAGACTCAAATCAACGGAAAGTTTCTTGGGTGCTCTTACAAATAAAGATAACCGTATAAATCCGGAATTGAGGGATAGATTATATAATTATTTTACGAAGATCTATTGGAACCAAGAACACTTTATTACTTGTTTGAAATTGATGTTTAATAAAATTACGGATTCAAATTCAATGTTATTCATTGATAATATGCAATTTTTCCTTTCAAGAAATGTTGATATTATGTCACACGAAATTTTTAATTTGGTAGTGTCAAGAGAATCAACACAAATTTCTGAGAGAAACATTATTAATGGATTATTGTCAGATTTAGTAGGCAGAAAAGATTTGATTAGCTACTTTGAATCTATAAATATTGAATCAATTAAGCATCGTTTTATTGATAATATTTTGCGAAATCATATTGGGTGGATTGAGGAAGTAATTCAACACCAACATATGTTAAATCCTGCTGTCCCACTCGAAGAATTCAGAACCAATGACTATGGTGTTTTGATGATGATTTTGGGTTTGGCTTATTCAAAGGGTTATATGCGTGAAGAAATATTTTCAGTGATTTTACAAATTATTCAGGAAAACAGTATTAATATGGTTAAACCATTCGGTATATTTCTTGAAACCAGTCAAATTAATCCAAATGATTTGGAACCAATGATGTTGGAACTTATTAGAAGATATATTGTGAATTATTACTTCAATCCTCAAACTGGAATGAGAGAAAAATATATTATTGAAACAATTCTTTCTAATTTTGTGTCATCTGGTTTCAAATCAAAAATTGATTTGAGATTACAAAACATAGAATACTTTATGAGCATGGGTACTTTTATTCTACCAAGACCTAACTTGAAACAGGTACTTTCTAAACAATCTTTAACTACTAACAAATTTGCTGGAATTTACGAATCAGATGATGAAGGTGAAAGTGAAGAAGTAGGAAATGAAGATGTGGAGGGTGAAGCGGTCGAAAGTATTGATGTGGAAAGTATTGATGTGGAAAATGATGATAGTGAAATTCTTGAACCAAATGAAGAAATTCTTAAACAAATCAATTTGTACTTCAAGTCAAATGGTACTGAAGAAAGTTTTGATGATTTAAAGTATTTTATTGAAACATCTGATACCAAGATTGGTTTTAAGGAATTCACTTATGCATTGTTTTATTCATTTGGTGAAAGAACTCTAAGGGAAATCGAATCGATTAAAAGATTAATTCACGGAATGTCAACAATTGAAGGATTTGAAGAAATTTTTTCAGAATTCAATAATTTAGTTAGAACAAGTGCTGAATTAATTGAAATGTTAAAATGTGATAACCCAAGGATAATGGAAGTTATTTCCGGATTAAATTAATTCCTATAAATTTATGTTTGTTAATTGATATTCGTTTTTATATTTGTTAATTGTGATAAATAATTATTTTAAGTTATTTATGCCAAAATGGTTTTTTTAAAATAAAACAAGTTATAACAACAGATTCATTTGAATTATTGTATATATGATAAATTCCAGTAACAGATATTGGTTTATCTAAATCGTAAAAATATTCAGTAGATGAAACATTAAAATTAATTTTTGTTGTTTCATTTTCGTTTTGATTATCAATTAGTAATTCTAAATTATTATTTTTATTGTGATTAAAAATAACCATAATATGGTTTTTAACAATTGATTTGTCAATTAGATTAAATATATTAAAAAAATTATTAGGATTAATTTTTATTAAAAAACAATTGACAAAATTTTGTATTAAAATATTTGTGGTATTAAAATATTTATTTATATTGACGAAATTATTATTTTTAAAAATATTATTATTTGAACTAATTAGATTAATTTTTTTTTCAAAATTAATGATATAATTTAGATTATTAAAATAATCTCCATCATATTCTATTTTGTTTTGATTATTATGACCTCCATAAAAAACCATAAATACACATAATATTATTATTATAACCAAATACAATATATCATCCATATTTTTACTTTATATATATAAAATAAATATATTAAAAAAATATACTTAATATGTTTTTATGCTGTAAGTTTACTTGGACATATCAGATAATCCAGACATATCTGATAAACCAGACATACCTTGAACACCAAATGATGTAGGCATATTCATCATTCCACTAGAACCACTACTTCCACTACCACTTCCTGACAAACTACTAATAAAAGAAATTCCACAAACCAAAACTACTAATATAATACAAATAGCACAACAAGGAGATAAAAAAGGGGCTAAAAATGCCAATCCAAAAGCACCTAATAATGAACCAATTGCATTACCAATTTCTTCAATTGGACCTGTTGACACATTTTCAGATTTAGAAGTAACTGTAGATTCGGTTGATGTAGCAGTTTTACTTTTTGTATCAACAGTTAATCCTAATTCTTGAACAGTTTTTTGTGTGGTATTTTGTACAGCTTCTGATAATTGTTTACAATTTTGAACTTGTTCAACAGAAGCTGTTTGAATACATTTGACTTTAGCATCACCACTAACATCCATATTAGATAAATCTTGTGAATTAGATATGCTGGTTTTACCAATACATTCATTTACAGTATTTACAGAAAAATTATTAGACAAGTTTTGTTCAAAAATATTTTCCACTGTACTAATTGTTTCATTTGTAACATTATTTTTTACATTTACATTTGAATTTGAACTTGAACTGGTTGCAGGCATAGAAAAAGAACCAGTCTTATTAGATGATTGTGATGCAGTATTAAGTTGAGCAGCTGCTTCAGTACCATTTAGTGCTTTCATTTCAGCAACCATTGAAGCCATCATTGCAGTAGCCATATCAGCAGATGTTTGATTAGCCTGTATACAACTAAAATTTACTTTAGCTTGTGCTTTTTGGTCACCATCAAAAATTAAATCACCTCCTACTTTGGTGCCAGACATATTACAAGAATTATTAACATTTACAGCAGATGAACAAGAACTAGCATTATTAATCATAGTTTCAACAGCAGAATTCATAATAGTTTTATTAAGAGTATCCATATAATTCTTATTAACGGTATTATTTTCAATAGATTGTGAAGATTTTGAAGAAGAACTTCCCATTATAAATTTATATTTATATAATATATATTTATATAAAAATATGAAAAATATTTTATATTATTGTTAAACTTTTTTAACAAAATAAATTTTATTAATTAATTTGAAAAAGACTATTATTCTTAACAAAATCAGAAGGAAAACTAATTAATTCTGCTGTAAATTTAAGTTGATTTTTTGGATTTGCATTATTATTTTGTGTATCTTCAAAACAAACCATATTAATCATAAAAGTTCCCAAACTATTTGTCATTTTTTCAATGTATTGATATGTTTGAATATTAAAATTACAATATGTTAATGCATATATTTTTGTAGGAAAGCCATAACTATTAAATGAAAGTAAATTTAAACTAATTGTTTTATCAGAATTGACATTTACTCTGATTGGAGAACTTGAACCAATATTTTTAGTAGTCATTAAATAAGTTCCTGGATCGTGATTAATATTACATTTAACAAAACTTGTTCCAGTTGTTTGAATTGGTAAAACTTCTTGAGTACATAAAGTATTAGCAAGTAATGAACTTACAGTATTAACATTTGATTTAGAATTAATTTGCATATCACCATATACAGGTAATACCATATCATTAGAATAAATACTTGGTAAATATCCAGTTTGTACATTTTTTAAATATATTTGGTTATTTACTTTTACAAGAGTAAAATCACTATTTTTTCCGATTGGAATTGATGGGTCTAAAACATATTGTGATGATATTAAAACTAATCTATAGGTATTTGATTGAGTATAAGATGTTAATGCTTTAATTTCACATTTTTTATCATCAGCAAATGTTTGTGTACATTGACCATTTGCACTTTTGATATTACAATTATTATCAAGTTTTTCTACTGATAAATAAAAATAATTTGGATTAACTCCTTTATTTATATCAAATGTTTGACCTTTGATATAAGGTGGCATATTTGGTAAATTTATTCTTAATTTAAATGTTCCCCCAATCAATAAATTTTTTACATCATTTTCATTTGATAATGATAAAATTTGTCCACCACCTGGTAAAGGTTTTAAATTTAAAGATTTTTCACCAATATTACTTTCTAAAGCTGTAAGTGCTGCTACACCTGGTTTAACAGCATTAATAGGTGTACCTGAACTTAAAGATGAAGGAACTGATGGATTTACTGTTACTGGAGGTAATAATTGTTTTTTAGCATTTGAACACCATCCTGATTGAGTTTCTGTACAAATAACTGGATTTTGAGGAACTACTGGATTCGATGTTAATATATTACATTCTGATTGTGTTGATTCAATACAGGTTTTTCCATCCATACTCATACAAATTGGCATACCTTTATCCATTTTAACTCCAATCCATTTATTATTTTGTTCAGCACAAGTCCAATTTTCACTTTGAACAGATGATTTAGTTATTGGGAGAGAAAAAGTTTTACCGGCATAATTATTTAATAATGTATCTAAAACAGAATTAGTTGAAAAAGGTAAATAAATATATAATTTGGGATCAGTTAATTTAATCATACTTAAAAATAATCCATTAATTTCTTGAACTGTTAATACTTTTTGATACATTACAAAATTAGAAATAGAACCTACGAAAAATGGATCATTAGACCAATTAGATTTTCCTATATAACACTTAGTTCTTACCATATTAATTGGATAATTACCTTGTATAGTAGAAACCATTTTATTATCTAGATAAATTGTATAAGTTGAACCAGTAGATGAATATTGTATAGTGAAAACAATATGGTGCCAATTATTGTCATTAATATTAGAAGTTAAAGTTTTAGGTATAACATCATAAGATTTATTCATTGTATATACACAAACACAAAGAGAATTATCATATATATAACATACAATATTATTATTACCAACACCATTACCAAAATCTAATATTCTAGAATAATTTTTATTGTTATTTGATTTAAACCAACATCCAAAACTTAAACCTTCCATTCCAGTAATAGTATTACCAATATTAACATATTGTGAACCATTCAAAGTTAAACACCCCCAAGGAAAAGATTTATCAGAATTAGTTATTAAACCTGTTTGAGATAAATTACAACTTGGAATGGGTTTAAAAGGAAGTGGAATAAATTTCCAACTATTATCTGAATGGAATAATACTTTATTATTATCAGGACCTTCACCTACTGTAGTGGCAGAAACAACCAAACCAGCAGGTCCACCTTCATTTATTACTTTAAATTCAAATAAATTTTCTCCAGGTTGAATTGTAAAAGGAAACATATTCCAAGTATTAACCCCTTGTGCCCATCCACCAACAGCCTTAGTTTCTCCGTTATTTTTTTTAAGTTGAATTGAATTTAAAAATATATCACAAGAATTATCAATTATTACATTTAAAATACCATCAATTGATATACCTGATTTATTTGAATATACATATTGTATACTTACAGGAGATGATTTATTTTCAAGTGAATTAATATTTGCCTTATCGGTATACCAAATCCATTTAGCAGTAAAATCAGGAAAACCAAAAGTATTTTTACCCCATGGAGCAATTCCATAATCTCCAATTACATAAACTGGAAATGATGATACATCATAATTAAAATTTACATTTGATATTTCTGCAGGAATTGGTAGAGGAATAGATAAATTAGTAATAGTATTGGAAATGTTTGTACCATTAATTGAAAAAGTTGGGATTTTAATTGAAGTTATTGGATTAGTAGATGACCAAACAAATTTATTTGAATTATTCCAAACTCTTAATATTCCGTCATTATCTAATGATGCTTGTGTTCTTGAAGGACCTTGAGACATAGCACACCATACTGCTTGTTGAGTATTTGCTCCAGTTTGATAAACACAGAGATTTCCATCTGTTTGAAAGATTAAAAATGGATTTGATGAACCAGATTTATTAGAAGACCATATTTGAGTTTCTTCATGATTATAAACACACAAATTTCCATCAGGTTTAAGAGTCATAAAATATTTTCTATTATCTGAATATTTATTTTGACCCACAGTTAATTTTTCATTAACTCTTAACATACTTGAAGGTAATTTTGATTGGATTGGATTTGTTAAAATTAATTGAACTGCGGTTGAACGGTCGGTACTTGAATTTCCAACTATAGTAAGGTCATTATTAGTCAAATTACTTACATTTAATTCCAATATAATATAATCCCAAGCATCAATTGATGGATCAGTTAAAGTATAAATTTGTTTACCATTTAATAAAATATTTAAAGAATTTCCTTTTTTAGAACCATCGCAACAATTTCTTCCAACATAATAAATTACCAATGAATATTTACCGATTTTTGGAACTGAAAATTTTTGAGAAATTGTACCCTTTGATTGAATAGAACAAGCTTGATTACCACAAGGGTATGGTTGTGGAAAACCCCAAGCTAATGAATTATTAATAATAACACTACTTTTAAATTCCCAACCTTTAACATCTGAACCAGTATAATATTTGTAAGAATTTGTTGCAATATTTGGTTCTAAAAAATTTCCATTGACTAAATAATTCTTATAATTACAAAAAATATTCATTATATATAATATATATATTATACAATAAACAAATAAAATTATTTTATAATTAAATAATTTTAATAAACATAAAATTTGTTAATAGCAAGTGTATATATTTATGTAGTACAAACTTGTAATAATAATTATTATTATTAACACATAAATAACTAAGTAATTTGTTTCCAATTCATTTAACATTAAAATTGTATTTTTTAAAATATAATTAGATATTTTAATTTGAAATTTTTTTTTTTAATTTATTGTTTTTAAATTTTATTTATTATGTTAATTTGGCCAATAGTAATTATTATAATAATAAGGATAAAATGGATAATATGGATAAACAGTACTTGCTGGCCAATATGTTCTCCAAGGAGCATAAACAGGTACAACTACATCAGGATAATTTAAACCACAACCTCCATTATTTACTATATTATTATTTAAATTTAGATTAAGGGGATTAGGTCTTAATTTTATTTTAACTTGTTCAAATGGTTCTAAATTATTAGGAAGTATTATCGCACATATTAAAAAAACTATAAATAAAAAAATTATTTTATAAATATCTGATGAATTCATTTGATATATATTAATGGGATAAAATTATTGAAATATAAATATTATTCTATAATATAAATTTATATTATTGAAAATATAATGAATGAAAAAGAAGTAGAACATTTGTATATCATTAATATTCTTAAAAAAAATAATATCTATTATGAAATAGAATTTAATTTATTTAAGTTAATAATACATATTCCTCAATTAAATATATCAATTTATAAATATTTTTTTAATAATATCTATTATGTGTATTATCAAAATAAATTTATTAAAAAAATTGAATTTTATGTTTAATATAAATATAAATCCAAATGTAAATAATGGAGTTTGAATTTCCAATTTATCCCTTTATTTGGGATTATTCAGATATGTATAATCTAATTGAGTACGAATCTAAAATTTTAAATTCAGATACTTGGAATGAGGATGAAAATATATTATATTTATTAGAAAAATTTCCAAATTCTCAAATAATTGAATCAAAACAAATAATAAAGTCAAAAGATTCAGCAAATAATATTAATATACATACTTGGTACTTATATCAAAAAAAAGTGTTTGAATCAAATAATCAAAATATAAAAATTATAACAGATTCTAAATTTAAATTTAAAGCAAATATTAATTGTTTTATTTTTGACCCTAATGATATATTTGATAATTCAAAAATTGATGAAAAAAATAAAAAATTTTCTACAATTTGTATCATAAAAAATAAAAAATCAATTATCCCAGAATTAATTCCTTCTTTATACATACATACACATAATATTAAAGGGATTTTTAGATTTAGTCCAAATGATAACAATAAAATAAATATTAAAGATAACATTACAAATGGAATTTTTTATGTTCAAATGGATAACTTAATATTAAGATTTATTTTAGAAATAAAATAATTTTTATTAAGAAAATAATATTTTTAACATAATTTTTCCCATATAAATTGACTCTTGAAGATTAAAGTTATCATTATTTCTTCCACTATATTTATGATTAAGTATTGGATTAAATTTTTTTATATTTAGAAAATAAATATTTGTTAATTTTTTTAAAATAACATATGCATATAATTGCCCATTACATTTTCTGGGTCCGCTCCCAAAAACTAAATTTTTATATAAATCTGAATATTCATTGGATTTTGTTAATTGATCAAGAGGAATAAAATATTGTGTATTAGATATTGGGTCAAATCTTTCTAAAATAGGAAAAGGATGATAAGAATAAATTATTTTATTAATTAACTCATCAGTGATAGGTTCAGTAATAGAAACAAATGAATTTGATAATAATAATTGTAAAGAAACCATAATGTCAGAAATATTAATCATAGGTGAAATAATAAAAGGTTGTAGAATTACACTATAATATTCTGGTTTTTTCCAATCTTCATTAAAAATTAAGTAAATTTTATTATTATTTGTGATATAATTTAATATAATTTTGATAGCATCTAATTTTATTTTAATATCTCCTTTACCTTTAATAGCAATTTCTTTTCTCCATTCAATAGAAGCTTGATATAATATTTCTAAATCATTTGGATTAATTTCAATATCAAAAATAAATTTACAAAATGATTTCACAATAATTTTACTTATTAATATTGAATCTATAATATGATTTGATATTAAGTAATTATTTGTATAGTCTTCAACATAATTACTAATTAAGTTAATTTTATTGTCAACATTTAAAATATTTGTAAAAGTTAAAAAATTTTTTTTAACTTCTATCCATTTCTCATTATCAACGGATTCTAGAGAAATAATCGGTTTCCAAGCAGGAGTTGCAATTTGATATTCAATAAAATTTCCTTTTGTTTTTAACATAAGAACTTTATTAATTGTAATAATATTATTTTTATTTAATTCTTTAAAATATATAATATTTTTAATACCATATTTTTTTCCTAATAACCAAAAATAAATATTTTTAAAATCATAATATCTTATGTAATAAGCTATAGATAAAATTAATTTAATTGAAATAGAAATAAATATTATTAATCCAATTATAAATTTTAACATATATTATAGTTATATGATAAATAATAAAT